CTTGGGCCCACTTTTCACAACCCCACCCAGCGCGGGGTGCGGGGGGGGGGGGGGGGGCAAGCGGGTGGGCGGCGAACCAGTCCTCGAGGGAGCGGTCGCCGCGGGCGGCGTTGCAGCCGTAGTGCGCGGGGCGGCCGTTGTCGATCGACCAGGGGTCGCCGCCTTTGGAGCGGGGGATGACGTGGTCGGCGGTGGTGGCGCCGGTGAGGCCGCACAGGTGGCAGGTGCGGCCGTGGGTGGTCAGGACGGTGCGGGTGTAGAGCTGGGCCCGTCGCCCGCCCCAGGTCACAGGCCCTCGTTTTCGAGGGCGTCGCGGACGGTGTGGGCGATGAGCTGGCGGCCTCGTTGCACGCCCTGGTCGTAGCCCTGCGCCTTGGCGTCGGCGAGGGCCTGGGTGATCAGCCCGCGCAGCAGGGGCAGTTGAGTCGCCTCGGGTTCGGAGCCCTTCCAGGCGTCGATGAGGGCCTGGGCGGTGTCGACGTCTTCCCGGGACACGATGTTGCGGCTGCCGGGGGCGCTCACCGGTCCACCGGCTTGGCGTCGAGGAGCTCGGCGGCGCGTCGGATGCCGGCGTCGCAGCTGGTGCACAGGCCGCCGTGGGCCTCCCAGGCGGCGCGGGCGGTGGGCATCTCGCACAGGCGGCATTCGGGCAGCGGCTGGGCCCACTGGACGCGGGGGTTCACCGGAGGCTGCCCACGGTGCGCAGGGCCTGCTGGATGGCCGGCTGGTTGGCCGGGTAGTACCAGGGGCCGCGGGCGTGGTGCCGGATGCCCTGCAGCCGCCCGGCTTCCCGCCAGTCGTGCAGGGTGCTGCGGCCGATGTGCAGGAGGTCGCGCACCTCGCTGCCCTTCATCAGGTGTGTCTCTAGGCCGGTCGACATGTCGCCGATTCTAGGTGAGGGGTCCGACACGTTCCGTGTGTCCCGTCCGTTCGGCGCGTTCCCGCGTTGTCCCCAGGATGTCCACAGATCCGGGCGGGTTGTCCACAGCCGGTGTCCTCTTTATCCGCGCCCGCGCGCGCGTAGTAGGTGGTCCAGTCGAGTGTTGGAGACGGAAGAGAACTCATCTGGAGGTGATGGAACGGGGTTGTAGGGGGCTGCGCCCCCTACCGTCGGCGGAGCCGACAGAAGTACATGGAAGACGCCGATCACCGACTGTGACCGGGGATGCCGACGGGAACGCCGAATGGCCGACCGTCGGAAACGGTCAGCTTCGTATGCCCGTCGTCCCCCTGCAGTGGGACTCCGTTGTGCTGTGGTGCCGTGCCTTGCAGTTACTTCTGTCTAGGCCGAGTCGGACGCTACCCGAACAGGTGACGTGTCGCAGCAACCCACGGGGGGTCGGCGTGTTGTACCGTCTGCGGCGAGGACGGGCGGTCATCGCACACCCCCCGCACTCCGCGGCCCCGGCGTTCTGGGGGCGGGTTGAGGATCTCTCTAGGCCGAGTAGACACTCAAATCTCCCCGTCCCCGCCGGGGCCGCCCTCATGTGCGGGGGCGAACGGGTGCCGCTGGGTGTCCCGGACCGGCGGCGGCACCGGGGGCAGCTGCTGGGTGCCGTGCACGTCGACCCACAGGGCGTCCTCCACCTTCGCGGCGACGTCCTCCACCCTCGCGGGCAGCAGGCCGGTGTTGCGCTCGATCTTCGTCACGGTGCGGCGGCCGACCAGCTGCAGCAGCAGCGTGCCGATGGCGCCGACGGCGGTGGCGATGTCGGAGACCACCCGCAGCATCGGGTCGGGGTTGATGCCGCGGGCGGCCAGGACGACGAGCGCGCCGACCAGCAGGGCGGCCACGATCACGCCGGGGGTTACCCACCGGTCACTCGAGCGGTGGGTGCTCACGACCGGAACCCGGCGACCTGGAGGCGGCGGGCGATCCGTGGGCCGACGTTGGCGCCGTCTGCGCGGATCCCCGACCGGCGTGCGAACTCCTGGATCACGGCGGCGGTGGCCGGCCCGTAGAACCCGTCGGGCACCAGGTGCTTGGCGTAGAGGGGGAAGGTGCGGGCCAGGAACGCCTGCAGCGCCTTGATCCGGGGCCCGTTGTCGCCGAGGTCGGCCCGGAACCCCAGGCCGCTACCGTGCGCGTCCGGCCCGCTCCACCCGGTGGGGGCGCGCGGGGCGGTGGGGGGCGGGGTGGGGGCCGGTGCAGCGCCGTCCCGGAGCTCGGCGGTCAGCGCCCGGGCGGCCTCCAGGGTGACGCCGGGCTGGGCCTCCCAGTGCATCCCGTCGACGTCCTCGCCGGTCCACCGGCCGCCCCAGCGCAGCACCCCGAAGTAGCGGGCCTCCAGCTTCTCCACGGCGCCCAGCTGGGCGCGGGTGAACGTCTTGGCGATCGGCACCCCGCGCGGGTGCCGGGGCGCGGACAGGTCCCAGGCCGTCCCCGAGGCGTGGTTGGAGGTGACGGTGCCGCCCCGGATCGGGCGCAGCGGCGCCCAGCCCCAGCAGCCCGGCCACAGCAGCGGCTCCACGGTCTCGTGCCAGCGGATCGCGCAGTCCTGGGCCAGCCACGCGAACTCGGGGTGAATGGGGAACTCCCCGCCGGGGATCTCCACGTCGATGCACTGCTCGCGGTCGATCACCCGCCAGCCGTTCGCGGAGGCGGTCACGCGCGCATCCCGGCCCGTCGGAACAGCTCCCGCGCGCGGTGCAGCTGGCAGCGCCCACAGGCGCCGGAGCGGTGCGCGGCGAACCAGCGGCCCAGCGCCGACGTCGGGGGCCGGTGCCACCGGCAGGCGGGATCGGTGCGGTCGTGGGTCAACAGGTTCACTCCTCAGACTCGGTTCGTCGCGGCGGTCACCGACGAGACCCCGGTGTCGCCGATGCCGGCGGCCCCGAAGCCGTAGAAGTCGTTGCCGTAGTGCTGCACGCCGGTGCAGGCGCTGGTGATGACCAGGGCCATGCCGGCGGCGTTGGTCACCCCGTCCAGGCGGGCGGTGTTGCCGACGAACGCGCAGAAGTTGGAGCCGACCGAGGCCCGGTAGGCGCCGGCCGTGGCGGAGGCGACGTGGTTGGAGCGGACCGCCCCGTCGAGGGCGTTGGGGGACAGGACGATGCCGTAGCCGACCGTTGTCCGCACCGTGTTGCCGACCACGTTGACCATTTTCGAGTCACCGGCGGCGATGCCGTGCGAGGCGCTGGACCGCACCCGGTTGCCGGTGACCGCCACATTGTCGGAGAACGACACGGAAATGCCCGTGGAGGCGGAGGAGACGATCTGATTACCGGAGATCACTGCGCCGTAGGCGTAGGTCATGCCGATGCCGTTCCCGCCGGGGGCGGCGATCATGTTGTTGCCCACGACCAGCTCGCGGGCAATGCCGCCGCCGGAGATGCCGGTGAACTGGATGCCGTCGCCGGTGGTGTTGCGCACCGTGTTGCCGACCACCACGCACCGGTCGACGTTGTTCGACGCCGGCAGGTCCCCCGACCGGATCTGGATGCCGATGTTGCCGCCCACCACGGTGTTGTTGGCGACCACCACGTCCACCCACTGGTAGGCGCGGATGGCGTGGTCGGTGCAGTCATAGGCGATGTTGTTGACCACCCGGAACGCCGATTGCCACACCCCGGACGCGGAGTAGTGCGACCCGACCATCCGCGGCCAGCCGTTCAGTTTCGTGCTCTTCCCCACGTGGTTGCCGTCGATGAGGATGTTCTGGCACGGGGTGTTGTCGTAGGGGGCGCACAGGCCGGTCGACGTCGAGGACAGGTCGAACTGGAACGCCTCGGAGTTGGTGCCGCCGATGCTCTTGTAACCGAACGCCCGGCAGTTGACCACCCGCGAATGCCGGGCACCGTTGAACTCGATGGCGTGCGCGTCGGCGACGTCAAGAATGGTCACGTCCCGGACGGTGATGTTCTCGCAGTGCGCGAACGAGAACACATTCCCCGACGTGGCGGTGGCCGCGGAGGCGTTGCCGTCCCAGGTGCCGCCCAGCACCATGATGTTGGAATTCCCCGAGTACAGCGGGAACGAATCCACGGCCTTGTCGAAGTTCCGCAGGAGAGCGAACGTCGGGGTGCCCCGCAGAATGGTCGCACCGTAGGCGGAGATGACCACGTTGGCGCGGACGATCAGCCCGGAGTTCACCCGGTAAACCCCCGGCGGGATCAGCACCACCCCGCCGCCGTCGGCGTAGGCGGCGTCCAGGGCGGCCTGGATGGCGTTGCGGTCGTTGGTCACCCCGTTCCCGGCCGCCCCGTAGGCGGCGTCGGTGACGTTGTGGGACTGCCCGGCGGCCTTGGCCTCCAGGATGCTCACCCGGCCGGCGACGGCGGCCAGGTCGGGGGCCAGCGGCGGGGCGATGCCGCCGGCCAGCAGCGCGGCCTCGATCGACTTGGCGTTGTTCTCCAGGGCCAGGCGGGTGTTGCGGACCGGCTCCCCCTCCACCAGGTACTCGATCTCATACACCGGGGTCTTGGCGGTCATGGCAGGAAGTCCCATCCTTGGTCGGGGCCGATGGCCATGGTGTTGGGGCCCAGGCCGAGGGACACCCAGCCCAGGTCCTCGTAGGTCAGTGATTCGTGCATGCCGTTGGGGTGGTCGCCGTCGTACCAGCGCACCTGGTAGCCGGCCGAGCCGTCGTCGAACTCGTCCCAGGTGATCGGGTGCTGCGGCAGGGTGGTGGTCAGCGGCGCCACCTGGCACTCGAGCTCCCAGCCGCGGTCGCTGTAGGTGATGGTCTGCCCCATCACCCCGAAGATGGGGCGCACCCCGTAGCCGGGCAGGAACGAGCGCTGCAGGAAGAACAGCAGCTGGGTCTCCCCGCCCTCCAGCAGGGCCACGGCCTGCTCGTAGGACTCGAAGCCGCCGGTCATGCGGGTGTGCCAGATGAACGGCTCCAGCCGCCATTCGGCGGCCTCCTTCTGCGCGAGCTCCTCCAGGTCGCTGGCCGCGACGTCGGCCCAGGACGCCCACGCCACGATCGAGTCCACCGAGGCGGTGCGGATGCCGTCGCGGGCCTCGCTGGTGCCGTCCACGGCGAGCTCGACGGTGCGGTCGCTGTAGCCGGTGGCCCCGTCTGGGTGCGTCAGCCGCACCTGGGTGATCTTGTCGGGGGAGGTGATGCCGGCGTCGTCCGGGTACTCCAGGGCGGCGGCGTCCAGGTACTGGTAGACGGTGGGGTTGCCGATCGCGCGGGCGTACACGCCCTTGCCGGCGCGGGCCGAGCCGGTGCCGTCGCCGGGCAGGTTCCACCACAGGCGGCCGTGCCCGCGGGTGGTCCAGTAGTCCCGGCGGGCCACGAAGGTGGTGCGCTGCCCGTCGGGCAGGTAGGTGAGCCGGTCGGCGCCGGAGGAGTCGTAGAGGGCGACCAGGTGGTCATAGAGGCTGATCTGGTCCTTGGCGGCCACCGGCGCCACCTCGGGGGTGTGCCAGTAGGCGCGGGTCTCCACCCCGCCGGGCAGCGTGTCGGCCAGCGCGGCCTCCACCCGGGTGCGGCGGGCGCCGAGGGGTTCGGCCGGCCACGCCGCGGTGGGGGTGCGGTTGGCCGGGTCCACCAGGACCGACACCAGCGGCAGGTTGACCAGCGACCCGGTGACGGTCTCCCCGGCGGGGGTGACCACGGTTTTGCTGGATACCCGCACCGGGGAGCCGATCCGGCCCCGGAAGTAGGCGCGGGTGACCAGGTCGCCGGTGACCGGGTGGGGGCCGGCCCAGAACAGGTCGACGGTCAGCCCGCGCAGGTCCCGCGAGGTGGCCCAGGAGCCGGAGGCGTCGAACAGCTGCAGTGACCCGGTGGGCGGGTCGGGCTGGTCGAGGATCTCCTCGCGGCCCCAGGTGACCGTGACCCCGTCGATGACGACCTGCCGGTTCTCCCCGCGCCGCCAGGCGGCGGGCATGGCGGCGGCCACCGGGGCGCCGTTGATGTAGACCAGCGGGGTCGGCCGGAACGCGCCCGCCTCGGGGGCGCCGAACAGCCCGGGCGGCGGATCCTCCTCCCCGGCCTGGGGCGGGTCGGCGGTCACCGGGCCATCCGGGTGGACACCTGCCGGCCGGTGGCGGCCCCGTACCGGCGCAGGATGCCGTCGATCTGGCGGCCCACGGCGACCGGGTCCAGGGCGCCGTTGACGGTCACGTTGACCACGGTCCCGGCGGGGCCCCGCCCGGTGGAGGGACTAGGTCCACCGGACGGGGAGCTGAGGGCGGCGCCGCGGATCGCCGGCACGGGCGCATTGGCGGCGGCGCCGAACAGGCCGGCGGCGGCGGCGGTACTTGGGTCCCCGGTCACGTGCACGGCCATCGGGGAGGAGAACAGGTCCCCCACCCAGCTGGCGGCGTCGGAGACAAACGACAGCTTGTCGATCACCCACTGGATGCCGGCCTTGGCCTTGTCGAACGCCCACATCAGCGCATCGCCGATGCTGTCGACGATGCCCTTGAACCAGTCGAACTTGTTGTACATCACGATCACGATGGCGATGACGGCCATGATGGCGAGCACGATCCAGGTAAGCGGGCTGGCGAACATGGCCGTGTTCCACAGCCACTGCAGGGCGGTGGAGACGACAACCAGCGTCCGGTAGGCCTTGATCGCTATGTTGGCGAGCAGCACCCCGGCGGCCAGGGCGGCGATCGCGGTGACGACGGCGGTCACCGCGGTCTCGTGCTCGGTGAGGGTGGTGGTGAACTCGGAGAACTTGGTCATCGCGTCGGTGACGATGGGCAGCAGCACGTCACCGAGGGAGGCCTTGGCGTTCTCGAACTCTGCTGCTGCCCGCTGCTGTGCGCCCGCGGCGGTATCGGATTCGCGGGCGAATGCCCCCTGGGAGGCCGAGGACTGGTCGGCGACCAGCGCCAGGGTGGCCTGGGCCTGCGCATTGCGTTTCGCGGCGTCGGTGGAGACGTCCAGCCCCATGGCGCCGATCTGGGCGTCCACGGCGGCCTGGGAGATGGCGATGCCGTACTGCTCGATGGGGTCCCGCTCGCCGCGCAGCAGGGAGGACAGGGCGGACACGGCGTCAGAGGTGGTGCCGCCGAACGTGGCCGCCAGGTCGGCGCCGACACTGATCAGCTCATTGGTCTTCGCAACCGACGCGTCGGTCTCGAACCCCATGTTTTGCAGCTGCGCGCCCATCACCGAGGCAAGCTCGTTGTAGGCGGTCTTGGACAGGCCGACTGCCTGGGAGGCACCGTCGGCCAGCTTCCGAACGGCGGCCTCCTGCTCGCCGAACACCGACGCAACCGCGCCGGAGGACTGCTCCAGCGCCGACGCCGAATCGAACGCGGCCTTGCCGACTGCGGCGATGCCGCCGAGGATGCCGGTGGCCGCCACGGACGCCCGGTCCAGGCCGCGCTGGAACTTCCCGACCCGGGCCTCCGCGTCGGCGAAGCCCGCGGATGCGCGGGATGCGTCACTGACGATACGGATGGACAGGGTGGCTGTGTTACCGGCCACGGCGGGAGGCCTCCATTGCTTCGGCTTGGGCGTCGAGGAGCTCGAGGGCGGTCAGCACGGTCCGCTCGTCCTCGTCCACCCACACGGCGAACGGGATGGACGTGGCGACCGCCAGGCTCACAAGAGCTCGTCCGTAGGAGCCTTCGTCGTAGGGCGGATGACGGTGGTCTCCTCGTCGTCGGCGTCGGCGATCATCAGGCAGGCGTCCTGGAACTGCTCCCAGGACAGGTCGGTGGCCTCTTCCCGCTTGGCGGCGGCCCAGGCGATGAAGGTCTGGGCGAGCATCGGCACGTCGGTGGCCTTGCCCCAGCCCTTGCGGGGGGCGGTGAGGTCCCAGCGCAGCCGGTCGGGGTTGGTCACCCGCACGACGAGGACGGACCCGTCAGCCATGGTCAGGCGGGTCGGGTTGCCGTAGCTCACGCGGTCGGTGCTGGTCATAGTCCCGGTGCTCCTTCGATGGTGTCGATGATGTGTTCGAGCGCGTCCAGGTAGGTCGCGGTCCACTTGTGCTCGGTGCGCTGCGCGGTCTCGGCCAGCCACGGCTGGGCGGTGATGTTGCGGGCGGGCCAGCCCCAGTGGATCGGGCCGGCGTAGGGCACGGCCTTCTTGCCGGCCCGGACGATCGCCGCCGACTGGGTGCCGGAGGCGCGGACGGAGGCGGCCAGGCGGCCGGTGCGGCGCGGGGCCCGCGGCGCGGCCTCGGCCTTCACCGTCTCGGCGACGGCCCGGTGCGCGTCCTTCAGGTCCTGCACCGACAGCCCGGCGCGCCGCAACGACGCGCGCAGCTGCCGGGCGCCGTCGACCTGCAGCGCCGGGCCGGTCGCCACGGCTAGAGGTCGGTGCCGAGGACCGGCTCCCCGACGATGACCCACTCGAACTCGGTCGTGTTCTTGGCGTCCACGTCCCCGCCCAGCTCCAGCGGGTCCACGATCACCGTGCCCGACACGGTCCGCCCGGCCGCCGTGGAGGGGGTGAACTGAAACGGCACCTGGGTGCCGGCGTTGCCCCACGTGTAGTCGAACATGCCCTCTTCGGTCAGGTCCTGAATGAGGGTGGCCGACAGCGCCCACGTGTAGGTGCGCTGCCCGGCCAGCGACTCCCCCGACAGGGTGCGGACGGCGTCCTCGGACTCCGCGGACGGGGTGACCTTGCAGGCCTTGACCTGCGCGGTCAGGTCCAGCGGGGTGCCGACCTCGCCGATGGTGAGGGTTCCGGGGCCCATGGTCTGACTCTTGACTGGCACGGCGGGGGGTCTCCTACAGGTCGACGTCCACGACCAGGCGGAAGGCCGGGAACGTGGCGGTGGGGGTGTGGGGGAGGGCGACGGAGTAGGACGTGTCCACGTCCTCGTCGGGGGTGAGCACGGTCAGGGCCAGGTCCAGCAGCCCGGCCAGGGTCTTCAGAACGGTCAGGTCGTCGGCGCCGGTCGGGCCGATCAGGTACACGTGCACCCGCATCCGCCCGGAGGCGTCCAGGGTGTGCGTGGTGGTCAGCTGGGGGGACACCCAGGCGCCGGGAGCGTTCACTTTCGAACGGTCCACCGACGCCCGGATGCCGGCGTCCTCCAGCTGCGCGCACAGTGCCTGCAGGGTCGGGACGATCCGCGACGGGTAGGACATCAGCCGACCCGGGGCGCGGTGTAGGCGCCCATCTCCAGGAACAGGGCAACGTCGGGGTCGTTGCGCTGCACATAGGCCGCGCCCTCCATGCCGAAGGGCAGCACCCCGGCGGGGGAGTCCTTGCGCCGGTACAGCCGGGCGGCGAGCAGGTCGGCGCCCCACCGGTGGCGGGGATCCCACTCCCCGTCCGCGTCCGGCTTGAGCCAGCCGCGGACCAGGGAGTTGACGGCGGCGACCGGCCCGGCCAGGGCGGCGTCCTGGTCCTCGCCGAGGGAGAGCATCGTGCGGACGCGCTCCACCGACGTGGGGCCGTCCTGGCCGGGGGTGGTCATCAGGCGGTGACGAGCGGCACGGAGATGACGCCGCCGGGGCGGTTGACCAGGGTGCCGCAGTAGCCGTAGACGGCGGAGTCGATGCCGGCGCGGGCGACGTCGAGGGCCTCTACCCGGATCGGTGCGCCGCCGCCGAGCTCGTAGAAGGAGATGGCCGGCTTGACGCCGAGGATCACCTTCCCGGCCGGCACCAGCGGGGAGCGCAGGAAGGAGCCGGGCTGCACGCCGAGCATCGACAGGAACGCGGGCAGGTCGAGGTTGGTGATGTCCATCAGGCCGAGCCAGTCGGCGGAGTTCATCAGCACGAAGTCCGCCGGGCGGCGCACGTTCGGGGTGTCCTCCAGGATGGCCTGCCCCAGCGCGGTGGCCTTGAGGATGTCGGCCTGGGCGACGTTCACGCCGGCGTACTCGGTCGGCACGTTGGCGTCGATGGAGACGTCGCGGGCGGCGGCCACGAGGGCGGCGGCGGCGATCCGGTCGGTCTTCTCCGCGTAGGACTCCGCCTGCGCGGCGTAGAACCCGGACCAGAACGCGGCGTCCCCGAAGTCCCGGAACTTGCGGTCGATGTCCCAGCCGCCGGCGACGCGCTGCGCGGTGCCCTCGACCGGGGCCACGGACACCTCGTTGGTGGGGATCTCGGTCTTGTCGCCGGCGTAGTCGTCCACCTCGGGGCCCTGCGTCCAGCGCCAGCCGCCGAACTTCCAGGAGGTGAGCGGCTTCTGGGTGAACAGCGGCACGAACCGGCGGGTGTAGCCGCCGCCGGACCACAGCTCCTCCCCGATCCCGGCCGGGCGGTGGAACAG